TATGGATGAAGGCCCAACTAGTGAGTTTTTTTTAGAATACATTGCTAGGCCTCAAACTGCAGAAATATTTTTTGAAGATGTTCTTATGGCTTGCGTATTTTATGGAATGCCAATTTTAATAGAAAATAATAAACCTCGTTTATTATATCATTTTAAAAATAGAGGATACAGAGGCTTTAGTATGAACAGGCCTGATAAAATTTATACTAAATTATCAAAAACAGAAAAAGAATTAGGAGGAATACCTAACAGTTCAGAAGACGTAAAACAAGCACACGCAGCAGCTATAGAGTCGTATATAGAAAAGCACGTAGGTTTTGATATGTCAGGCACATTTAGGGAATCAGATTTAATAGGTTCTATGTATTTTATTAGAACGTTAGAAGACTGGGCAAGGTTTAACATTAACAACAGAACTAAGTTTGATGCGTCAATAAGTTCTGGCTTAGCTATTATGGCAACGCAAAAGAACCTTTATCAGCCCATTAAAAAGAAATCAAAAATAAAACTTAACTTTGCAAGATACGACAATAAGGGAAGTTATAGCCAAATTATACAATAAATGGAGGATGTAAAAATCACGTTAAATCCCACAGGTTTTCCTAGTCAATTTGTTTCAGACAAAGAAAAGGATTCCTTTGAGTTTGGATTACAAATAGGACAAGCTATTCAATATGAATGGTTCAGAAAAGATGGTGGACAAAGTAGATTCTACAATCAATGGGCAGACTTCCATAGATTGAGACTATATGCTCGTGGTGAGCAGTCAATACAAAAATACAAGAACGAACTTGCTATAGATGGCGATTTAAGTTATCTTAATCTTGACTGGACTCCTGTGCCTATTATTCCAAAATTTGTAGACATTGTTGTAAATGGAATGGCTGATAGAGTATTCAAGATAAAAGCTTATGCTCAAGACGGAATGTCTTTAGATAAAAGAAGTGAATACCAAGTAAATTTAGAAAAAGATATGCTAGCAAAACCTGTTATGAAACAGGTACAGCAGCAAATGGGAATAAATACATTTGCTACGTCAGAAGAAGATGTTCCTAATACTTCAGAAGAATTAGCATTACATATGCAGTTGAAGTATAAACCTTCAATTGAAATAGCAGAAGAAGAAGCAATAAATACATTACTTTCTGAAAATAGATATTACGAAATACAAAAACAGTTGTACTACGATCAAACTGTATTAGGTGTTTCAATGTGTAAAAATACATTTAAGCCAGGAGCAGGTATTTCAATTGAATATGTAGACCCTGCTAATGTTGTTTATAGTTATACGGAAGATCCTCATTTTGAAGATTGTTTTTATTGGGGTGAAATTAAAACATTACCAATAACTGAATTAAAAAAGATAGATACTAGTTTGACAAGACAGGATATGGATGAAATATCTAAGTATAGTCAAAGTTGGTATGATTACAATAATACAGCTCAGTATTATAATAATAGTTTGTTTAGTAAGGATAGTGCTACTGTTTTGTTTTTTAATTATAAAACAACTCACACATTCACTTACAAGAAAAAAGTAAATTCAGTAGGAGCAGAAAAAGTAATAGAAAAAGAAGATACGTTTGACCCTACTCAGGAAATGCAGGAAGAAGGAAACTTTAAAAAAGTTTCTAAGACTATAGATGTTTGGTATGAGGGTGTAATGGTAATGGGAACAAACATTTTATTAAAGTGGAGAATGGCTGAAAACATGGCTAGACCACAGTCTGCATCTCAAGAAGTTTATCCTGAATATATAGCATGCGCACCTAGAATGTATAAAGGTGTTTTTGAATCTTTAACAAGACGTATGATTACGTTTGCTGATTTAATTCAAATAACACATTTAAAATTACAACAAGTAATATCTAGAGTAGTACCTGATGGTGTGTTTATAGATGCTGATGGATTAAATGAAGTAGACCTAGGAACAGGCCAAGCCTATAATCCTGAAGATGCATTACGAATGTTTTTTCAAACAGGTTCTGTTATTGGTAGAAGCTATACTCAAGATGGAGATTACAATCAAGCAAAAGTACCAATTCAACAATTAAATAGTAATTCAGGACAAGGTAAAATACAAAGCTTAGTTGGTTCATATAATCATTATATGCAAATGCTAAGAGATGTAACTGGATTAAACGAGGCAAGAGATGGCTCAACTCCTGATTCATATTCTTTAGTGGGATTACAAAAACTAGCTGCATTAAGTAGTAATACAGCTACAAGACATATTTTAGACGCAGGTCTTCAAATGAGTCAAAGGCTTTGTACAGCATTATCTAGTAGAATTGCTGATGTAATAGAGTATTCAGAATTTAGAGAAGAATTTGTTAATCAAATTGGAAAATTTAATGTTGGATTACTTGAAGAAATAAGTAAATTATATTTGAGTGACTTTGGAATATTTATAGAAATTGAGCCTGATGAAGAAGAAAGAAAAATGCTTGAACAAAACATTCAAATGGCATTGCAGAGAGATTCTATAAACTTAGAAGACGCTATTGATATACGTGAGATAAGAAACTTAAAGTTAGCTAATCAAATACTTAAATTAAAAAGAGTAGCAAAGCAGGATAGGGTTCAAAAAGAAAAAGCTGCTGCTGCTCAACAGCAAGCTCAAATAAATCAGCAGTCACAGCAAATGGCTGCACAATCTAAGATGCAGCAATTCCAAATGGAGAATCAAGCGGCTATACAGCTAGAACAAGCTAAAGCTGAATTTGCAGTTAAAAAAATGCAAGGTGAAGCCTCAATAAAGGCTGAGCTTATGAATCTTGAGTTTTCACTTCAAATGAAATTAAAAGGAGTGGATATCGATTTGAAAAAAATGGAGCAAGAAGGTTTGAAAAAAAGAGAAGATGAAAGAGAGAATGCTAAGTCTGCTAGAATATCTCAAGCGAATACAGAACAATCAAAACTTATAGAACAAAGAAAAAACAATTTACCATCAGTTAGTTTTGAATCCAATGAAGATAGTTTAGATGGGTTTGACCTTGCTGAATTTGAGCCAAGATAAGCTTGAAAATCAATTATAATTATATAGTAACTTTGTAAAAATTAAATCAAATGGAAATTAAAGTAAAATCACTAGACTCTGTGCCAGAAAAATCTACACAGGAAGTAGAAGAAAATCTACTAAAAAAACACGAACAAGAAAACAACGATAAATCTACTGATGTTGTTGAAAAACAACCTGTAGAACAAGTAGCCGAAGATTCGGCAGTTGAAAGTCCAACTATAAAAGACGAAGACGTTCTTTCATATATTAAAAATAGATATAATAAAGATATATCTTCAGTTGATGATTTGTTTGTTGAAAGAGAACAATCGAATGATTTACCTGAAGAAGTATCTAAGTATTTAGATTATAAAAAGAATACAGGTCGTGGATTTGAAGATTTCGTAAAAGTAAATAAAAATTACGATGACTTAGATGACGATCAAGTATTAGCAGAGTACTATTCTTTAACAGAATCAGACTTAGACAAAGAAGACATCCATTATTTAATGGAGGAAAAGTTTTCTTTTGATGAAGACATTGACGATGAAAAAGATATAAAGAAAAAGAACATTGCTAAAAAAAGAGAACTTTCAAAAGCTAAGACATATCTTAATGAGTTAAAAGAAAAATACAGAACTCCTCTTGAGTCAAGTGGGAATTCTATTTCAGAAGAACAAATTAAGGAAATCGAAGCTTATAAGAGTTATATTAAAAATTCTCAATCAGCTAAAGAAGTCAATGATAAGAAGAATGAGTTTTTTGTTAAACGAACTAATGAAGTTTTTAATCCTGAATTCAAAGGTTTTGAGTTCGAAGTAGGAGACAAAAAAGTAAAATATTCTTATGGTGACGTTAATGAGATGAAGTCTAAGCAAAGTGATTTAAACAATCTAGTCAGTAAATATGTTGGCGATGATGGTTTAATAAATGATGCTAAAGGATGGCATAGAGCGCTAAGTGCTGCTATGGATCCTCAGCGATTTGCTAATTATTTTTATGAGCAGGGAAAAGCAGATGCGATTGGTGACGTTACTAAAAAAAGTAAAAACGTCAATATGTCAATTAGGCAAACTCCTCAATCAATTGGAGATACAGGTTTTAAAGCTAGACAAGTTTCAGACGCAAGCGGCAGAGGGTTGAAAATTAGAAGTAAAAAAAAATAAGTTAAAAATTTAAAAATTATTATTATGGCAGTAGATGCAGTACCTGGGTTTGACTTACAACCAAGTTCAGAACAGGTTTTATTACAGACAAACTACATTACTAACTTTGATTTCTTAAACCAATATCTTCCAGATACTTACGAGAAAGAATTCGAACGTTACGGTAATCGTACAGTAGCATCATTCTTAAGAATGGTAGGCGCTGAAATGCCTTCTAACTCTGACCTTATCAAATGGGCTGAGCAAGGAAGACTACACACTAAATATACAGATGTAACATCAGCAGCAGCGGCAGGACTTGGTGTAGCTACATTGACAATTAACGATGTATTAGTACCTGGTGCAGGTTCTATTGCAATTCGTGTTGGTCAAACAATTATGCTATCTGATAGTTCAATTGGTTCAACTAATAGCAACAAAGCAATTGTAACAGCGGTAGATACTGCAGCAGGAACAATTGACGTAGCTTACTATGAGCTAGCAGGTCAATCAATGGCAGCAGCAGTAAAATGTTCTTTATTCATTTATGGTTCTGAGTTTCAAAAAGGAGCTATTGGAATGCAAGGACAGTTAGAAGCTGATGACAGTATTTTCCAAAATTCACCAATCATCATCAAAGATCACTACGCAGTAAGTGGTTCTGACATGGCTCAGATTGGATGGATTGAAGTAACAACTGAAAATGGTGCTACAGGATACTTATGGTATTTGAAATCAGAGCATGAAACTAGACTTCGTTTTGAAGACTATTTAGAAACAGCAATGGTTGAAGCAGTACCAGCAGAAGCAGGTTCAGGTGCAGCAGCAATTGTAGAAGGTGTAGCTTCAGGTGTAGGTAACAAAGGTTCAGAAGGACTTTTCTATGTTATTGAAGAGCGTGGAAATGTATGGAGTGGTGGTAACCCAACAACTCTTGCAGATTTCGATGCAATTATTCAAAGACTTGATAAGCAAGGTTCTATTGAAGAAAACGTAATTTTCTTAAACAGAGAGTTTGGATTTGACATTGATGATATGTTAGCGTCTCAAAACTCATATGGTAACCCAGGTGGTACATCATATGGTCTTTTTGACAATGACGAAGAAATGGCTCTAAACTTAGGATTCTCAGGATTCCGTAGAGGATATGATTTCTACAAAACAGACTGGAAATATCTTAACGATCCAACAATGCGTGGTGATATCGTTGGTGGAGCTATCAATGGGGTATTAGTACCTGCAGGTTCTACAACTGTATACGACCAAGTATTAGGAAAGAATGCTAAGCGTCCTTTCTTACACGTTCGTTATAGAGCTTCAGAAACTGAAGACAGACGTTACAAAACTTGGATTACAGGTTCAGCAGGTGGAGCAGCTACTTCTAGCTTAGATGCTATGGAAGTAAACTTCTTATCTGAAAGAGCTTTATGTACTTTAGGTGCTAACAACTTCTTTATCTTTAAATAAGATAAGAGTATAATTATGTAGTAGTTACCCTCGTTGAAATGACGAGGGTAATTATTACTTTTATTAAAATTAAATCGAAATCAAATGAAAAAAAAGAATCAATCTTTTGTAGATAAAACCTACAAACTTACCAGAGACAAAGCTCCATTGAGCTACACAATTCCATCAAGGAATACAAGAAGAAGTGCATTATTATATTTTGACGAAGAGACTGGAGTAAACAGGTCTATGCGTTATGCTAAAAATCAAAAAAGTATTTTTGAAGATGAGCAAGATGGTAATGTAATTTTAGAGCCAATTATTTTTGAAGATGGCTTTCTAAGAGTAGAAAAACAAAACCAAATATTACAAAAATTTTTATCACACCATCCAGGTAACGGAAAAGAATTTGTTGAAGTTGACAAAGAAAGAGACGCTAGTTTAGATGTTGATTTCTTAGATGTGGCATTAGAGGCTCAAGTTTTAGCTAAAGATTTAGATATTGAAATGCTAGAAACAGTTGCACGAATTGTAGTGGGACTTAGAGTTGATAATTTAACATCTGCTGAATTAAAAAGAGATGTTAGAATGTTTGCAGGAAGATATCCTGAAGACTTTATGGAGGCTTTAAATGATCCTTTATTAAAACTTCAAAATAAATGTGCTAGATTTTTTAGTGAAGGTTTATTAGTTTTAAAGAATAAAAAGGATGTTTATTACAACTTAAAGGGAAATAAGAAAAAATTACTTACAGTTCCCTACGGTGAAGACCCTTTATTTATACTAGCATCATTTCTTCAGAGTGATGAAGGGCTAGAGGTAATGAGAATATTGGAAGACAAGCTATAACCAATATAAAAAAACAGGCTTTTACCTGAAAGGGGCTTCACAAAAAATGAAGCTCCTTTTTTTGTATCTTTGTGAAAAGATTAATAGGTATGATAAATACAGTAAGAGCTACCGTCCTTTCTATCGCAAATAAAAATAATTACGGTTATATAACACCTAATGATTTTAACTTATATGCAAAGCAAGCGCAATTAGATATTTTTGAAGATTATTTTTATCAATATAATTCACAGATAGTAAAACAAAATGCTAGAGTTTCAGGATCAGGGTACGCAGATATTTTAAAAGGAATAGAAGAAGTTGTTGATAGTTTTTCATCTACTAAATCTTTAGTGACAAGTGGGCTAAATACCTACGAGATGCCTGAAGATTATTATTTAATGAATAAGATAAATTACTATCCATTGTTTATTACGCAAGGTGCAGTTACAGTAGTTTCTCTAAATAGAATAGTAGACCAAAATGCAGACTTTATAGCTGATGGTGTTCAGCCAGGAATGTTGGTTGTGAGTGTTACAAACCCTCTTGACCCTTCAGTAATTGTTACAGGTGATAGTGCTTTTGTTGTTAGTGTAGACAGTACTACTCAATTAACAATATCTTCAAATATAGGTATTGTTCTAAATCAAGGTTATGCTATTTTAAGTACATCAAAAATAACTGAAGTTGAAAGAGTTTCTCAAAACAAAATATTTTATTTGAACTCATCACCTTTAACTCAACCGAATTTAACATTCCCAGCCTATGTTTTAGGTGGAGCAAATAGTACTGTTTATGGAAATACCATTACTGTATATCCAAATACCTTAACAACAGAAGGAACAATTATAGGTCAATATATAAGATACCCTAAAGATCCTAATTGGACATATTTTAATATTATTACAGGAGGAGAACCTAGTTTTGATGAAACAGCTCCTGATTATCAAGATTTTGAATTGCCTGATTCTGACCAGACTAATTTAGTTAATAAAATTCTTCAGTACGCAGGAGTATCTATAAGAGAAACAGCATTAGCACAATTTGGAAAAATGGAAGAAAAAGAATCAGACCAACAAGAAGGATAAATTATGGCATATATAACAGAATATCAGTATTACGAAAATACAGGAAACCCAAACACATTAGATGAAAATTGGGGTTCATATCAATATGTATCATTAAATGACATTGTAAATAATTTTATTTTAATGTATGTTGGAAATGACAAGTTGATAAATAATGTTGAAAGATTTAATATTATATTTCATGCTAAAAGAGCTATTCAGGAGTTGAACTACGATTCAATGAAAGAAATTAAAATCTTAGAATTAGAAGTTTGTGATACATTAAGATATGTATTGCCACATGACTATGTAAATTGGGTAAGAATTTCTTTATACAAAAACGGAACATTACTACCACTAACTGAAAATATACAAACAAATTGGAGTGATGCATATTTACAAGATAATAATTGTAGAATACTGTTTGACCATGAAGGTAAAATACTAAAACCATCTACTTCAACTGTAGACTTACAAAGAATTACAGGTGGTAAGAAAAGTATTTACTTAAACGAACAAAGTCAATACAATGGACAAGAGGGATATTTTTATAATGGCCTTTGGTATTTTGAGTATCCTGTAGGTGCAAGATATGGATTGAATACAGAAACAGCAAATGCAAATCCTACTTTTAAAATAAACAAAAAGTCAGGAGTAATAAACTTTAGTTCTGACATGGCAGGTGAGCTTTGTGTATTAGAATATGTATCAGATGGTATGGAAAATGGAGTTGACTCAGAGATAAGCGTTAACAAGCTTTTTGAAGAGTTTATTTATTCATATATGAAATTTGTTATTCTTTCAAGTAAATATGGAATACAAGAGTATATCATAAATAGAGCTAGAAAGGAAAAATCAGCCCTTCTAAGGAACGCAAAATTAAGATTGAGCAATATACATCCAGGGAGATTATTAATGAATCTAAGGGGACAAAACAAGTGGATAAAATAATATGGCTAAGATTCAAAAGAACTTTGTTGCAGGTAGAATGAATAAAAGCATTGATGAACGACTAGTTCCTCAAGGCGAGTACATAGATGCATTAAATGTAAGATTGGGTTCTACAGAAGGTACTGAAATAGGTGCTGTAGAAAACTCAAAAGGAAATGATTTAGTAGTTGAGTTAGAATTTTTAAATCAACCATTAAGTCTTAACGCTAGATGTATTGGTGCTTATGAAGATGGTGCAAACGAAACCATTTATTGGTTTGTACACGACAAGTCAAATACTTTGTCATCCACAGGAAAAGTAGATTTGATAGTATCATATAATACTAGGACGTTTGTTTTATTTTATCATGTAATATCTACGTCTATATTAAATTTTGATGAAGATTATTTAGTTAATGGAGTTAATTTAATAGGTGATTTATTGTTTTTTACAGACAACATAAATCCTCCTAGAAAAATAAATGTAAATAGAACTTACTTAAGGCCAAACAACTTTACAACAGTTGATGAGATTACAGAGCAAGATATAGGGGTTATATTAGCCCCTCCATTAAACCCTCCAACTTTAGATAGTTATCAATTAGGTGGTGGTGAAAATTACATGGAGCAACTTTTTTTAAGCTTTGCTTATAGATGGCAATATGAAGATGGAGAGTATTCAGCTTTATCACCGTTTAGTCAAGTTGCTTTTACTCCAGGGCCGTTTGAAATAAATTATGACACCTATGATAATGATGGAATGCTTAATCAGTTTAATACTACTGATGTTACATTTAATACAGGTGGTAAAAATGTAAAAGATGTAGATGTAATATTTAAGTTTAGCACAAGTCAAACTGTCAATGTTATAGAAAGATTTAATAAAATTAACGAGGGATGGCAAGACAATAGCTTTCAAACATTGCCATTTACAAACAAAAAAATATTTACAACTTTACCTGAAGCTCAGTTGCTTAGGTTGTTTGATAACGTGCCTAAAAAGGCTCAGGCTCAAACAATTATGGGTAATAGATTAATGTATGGTAATTATGTTGATGGATACGATGTTGTTAACTCACAGGGTAAGGAAATATACTTAGATTACAACTTATCTTTAATATCAAAAGATCTTACTGCAGACGAAATTGACGGAACACTATCACCTGTTACATATACAATAGAAGGAAGTAGTGTTAATGTAAACAATGCAAAAACAACAATTGATTTTAGTGGTTTAGATTTAATAGCAGGCTCACAGATAGGTGTTGATTTTTCTTACGAAAGCAATACTTTTGGTGGAGATGCATCTTATGATGATGGAACACAACCTGAAAACTCATATGAAAGGACTTTTCTTTTTAATATACAACAAGATTATCCAAGTGTTTTTGCGTTAGTTACAAGTCCTGAATTTGTAAATGCAGTTAGTGACTTTGTCGCTATAGCTGATTCAAGTTGTTTTAATGTCTGTCAATCAAACTGTACATCAGGTAGTAGTCAAACTGACCTTTTTAATTGTGGTATACTTACTAAAAATGAATGGGAGTATGTGGGATTCGGTATAACAGGTACACCACAAGGTATATTAATTGAAGCATCACAAGGTAGTGATGAAGTTTCTTTTACTTTTCCAGCTTTAAAATTCGAACAGTATGACCAAACAGTAAACCCTCCTGCACCGTTAGGCGTGTTTGCTTATGAGTATTTAGGAGCTATAGATGCAACAGGTTTATACGCTAAAGATAGTTCAAAACAATCCTTGCATAGTAATAGAGATTACGAAATAGGAATTGTATACATGGATGAGTATGGAAGAAGTACTACTGCTTTAGTTGATACAAATAATACAGTTTTTATACCATGTGATAAATCCATATCAAAAAATAACATTAGAGTTGAGTTAAACAACTACCCTCCATATTGGGCAACTAAGTATAAGTTTGTAATAAAAGAATCAAAAGGATTATACAGAACTATTTACTCAAACATATTTTTTCAAGAAGAAGAAACAGGTTTGATATACTTTAAGCTTGAAGGAGACAACAGAGATAAGGTAAAAGATAATGAAACCTTATTTGTAAAATCTGATACCAATGGTGCTGTATTAAATTGCGCATCTACAAAAGTTTTAGGTTTTGGTGTAGAGGTAGATGATTTTCTTTGTGAGAAAAATGCAGATGGAGAAGTAATCGAAGGAAGTGCTGCATGTGGACAATTAGGTGGAACGTATATGCAATTAAAACCAAATGGGTTTGCTGCAAATTATCCACCCAATGCTTTTATTGATAGACAAGATGATTGTAGAGGAAGCTATTGTGTTACAGAGGTGGGTACATTTATTGATAATCCTGATTTTGGTGACCCTGGTGAATTAGAGTATGTACCCTATGATGTGCCTGCAGGTAGTCTTATTAAGATTAAACTAAGAGCGCACAGAAACAGAAGAGGAAGTAAATGTGGTGGTCGTACATATGATTATGAAAAAAGATTTACAGCTTCTCAAGATTACAATAGTTTATATGCTTGGGCTATAGGAGACAATATAGATTTTACAAACGGTACAACAACAGGTTCAGATGATACTATTAATAGTGTTTCATTTGATGAAACAATGCAAACATTTCCTTTTCCGGCTTTCAATATAGGGCTTCCTGGTGGAGCAGGGCAAAACGTAGTGTTTTTTGCAGAAGACCCAGCTGATGGTAGACAAGTTATGGCTTGGAGAAACGGAACGCCTAATTGTTCTTCACCTAACAAGAGAAACTCTTTTGGTAACATTTCAGTTATAATAAATAGAGCTACTTCTTTAATGGTATTTGAAACAGAGCCTTTAGATGCAAATGATGAATTGTACTATGAAAATGAGCAAACATTTGATATTGTAAATGGATTTCATTTATCAGGTAATGCAGATGCTGACCAAAACCAAACATTAACAGACCCTGCTATTGTAGATTTAACTTTTTTTAATTGCTTTACTTTTGGTAATGGTGTTGAAAGTAATACTGTTTTAGACGCCTTAATAAAACCTACGTTAAGTTTAGGTGATAAAGTAACTTCTGTATCTGAAGAACAATACAAAGAATCTAAGAGATTTGGTGATGTAACTTATAGTGGAGTGTTTAATCAAGAAACAAACTTAAATAAGTTAAATCAATTTAATTTAGCGTTAGCTAATTTTAAAACACTTGAAACATCTTATGGGCCTATAAGAAGAATGCATTCAAGACAAACAGATATATTAATCTTACAGGAAGACAAAATATCTTCTTTACTTGTAGGAAAAAACTTACTATCTGATGCAGCTGCAGGAGGAGCTATTACTTCAGTACCTGAAGTTTTAGGAACACAGTTAGCTAGAGTAGAAGAGTATGGAATAAGTAACAACCCTGAAAGCTTTTCAGTTTATGGACAAGATGTCTTTTTTACTGATGCAAAAAGAAGTTCTGTTATTCAATTAAAGGGTGCAGGAACTAGAGGAGATACAGGTGGAAGACTAGGTGTTATATCTGAAGTTGGTATGAGGTCATGGTTTAGGGATTTGTTTGTTGATGCTTTTCAGACTCAAAAATTAGGTGGATTTGATCCATATATGAATGAGTTTGTATTAAGTTCTAACACAAGAAAAATACCTCAACCCCCAACTGAAAGAGAATGTGGATATACTTTGTTAATTAGTAATTCTACAGATATTTATAACTTAGAGGTTGATTTAGGTACAGTAATTGGAACGGTTAAATTTGATTACGAAACAAACAACCCATTAAATATTGAGGTAGAATTAGATGGTGTGACTGTAGTTAGTCAAACTGTAACAGGAAATGGGTTTGTAACTTTTGACAAACTATCTAACTTTCCAACAAACGCAAGCGTTAAATTAACTCCTGGAGTTTACCCTGTTACATATGAAATAGATTTTAATTGTCCTGTTGCAGAAGAATTAACTGTAAAAGAGATTGTTATTAATTTTGCAGGAGATGCAGACCTTACAACCACATGTAGATATAGATGGGCTTTAGGAACTGATGTAAGTCCATATAGTACAAATCAGGTAACACTTGATGATGATGCTGTTAGCTTATTTAATGAAACAACAGGAAGTTCATCAGTTGGTACACTACCTGCTTTAGGTTCTGTAGTGACAATGAAAAACAGACAAAATGCAGGACAAACATTTGAGTTTGTTTCAGGTCAAGATAAGTTTAAGTATTTAGTAAGTAATACAAATTATAACGAAGCTGACTTAGCAACATTGCTTCCATTATTAAATACAGCAAGTCCAACAACAGGTTCGTTCCCTGAATATCAAGCTAGCTTTACATATAGCAATCAAGCAAGTTACATATATCTAGTTTGGGATTTAAGAGAGCCAACGCCATTGCAGTTTTGCTATGATGTGGCAAGCCCAACAGAAGCATGTTGTGAATGTGATGAACCACCAACACCTTAAAATTAAATTATGCCAAGTATAGTAAATAAATTTATAGACTCATCAAGTTTTGCAACTGCAACTAGAGTATACGATGATATACACTTAACAACTGTATCACCAGATGGATATTATCAATATAATAATGAATATAGAAATCAAGTAAATGGACTTTTAGGGCCACTTACAATATGTGAAGAATGCGGTATACCATGTGGTGGAACTTTAAATCCTCCAGGAGGAAACGAGGGTATATATCAATTAGAGATTACAGCAGGAAGTACATCAGCCGATACAGGAGCTATATCTATTTATTTTGATCCTAAAAGTTATCCTGACGGAATAAGAGTTTTATACGATGGTGTTTATTATAATAGGTTGTCAAGTCCAAATGACGGTAACTTACAATCAACAAGTGGTGTTGCAGATGCCTTTACTATATTAGGAGACCCCAATGACAATTGTGTTCCTTCAACGCCAAGCACACTTAATTATGTTTTCAAAAATGGTTATGATAATTCAGGATGGTTAGATGGTACTCCATCACCACAAAGTATTACTATAAATACAGGAGACGATATTAGGTTTGGTCAAAATCAAAATAATTTATTAATAGTTCCAAAACCAAATGCATTACCAGCTCTTGTAACAATACAGGTTTTAGGGCCTTGTAGTGGAACAGGTTGGGATATAGCTGTTCAATGTCCTACAGCATTGCCTTCTTTTCAAGCTAAAGCATTAGGCGCAGGTAATACTTGTCAGGCTACAGATACCACCTTATATTTTGGTAGATTTTTAAATGCAGGAAATGCTTTCCCTATATTAAATAACCCTGTGTTTTTAGACCAGGATGGAGTAAATAGAGCTTCAGACCAAAACTATATAATGGATAATAATCAAGTAATTACAGTTACACAAGGGGTTGTAAGCAGTATACAAACCTGCACTTAGGCCCTTAAAAAAAAAGATATATGGCAGCAGCACCAAACCTTAATTATACTTTAACATTTAGTGAGTCAGTAAAAGGATGGCCTTCTTTTTACAGTTATATGCCTGATTTTATTTTAGGAATGAATCAGTATTTATATACTTTTAAAGGAGGTAGTTTATACAGACATAATACCAATGAAATTAGAAACAGGTATTACGGAGTAGACTATAATTCTACAATTACAGGTGTATTTAATCAAGAGCCTACAACTGTTAAAGTGTTTAAAACCATTGAGCTTGAAAGTGATGATTCTTGGGATTGTTCTTTAGCAACAGACCTAGGAAGTGGATTTATGGATGAGACTTATTTTGAGCAGAAAGAAGGAGCTTGGTTTGCTTTTGTAAGAAGAATTGGAGGTAGTCAAGATTTTGCTCAAAGATCAACACAAGGTATTGGTGGATTTGCTTCATCAACAGGTGCTTCACCAGGTTTAATCCAAATAGAGTTTAATATTTCAATAAGCAATATTATTAATTATGGAGACTCTGTTTTTTACAGAGAACCACTAGGTGGTATAATTAAAAAAATTGGCCCAATAACAGGTATTAGTACTGATAGAAAAAAAATTGAAGTTGATGCAGTTGACCTTCAACCAGTCGGACAGACAGTTCCTTTAGGGTCATACATATTTACAACTAAAGATAGTGTTGCCGAGTCTTATGGAGCAACAGGATACTTTATGGAGTTTAAATTAACAAACAATAGTAAGACAGCTGTTGAATTATTTACTGTAGATTCAGATGTCTTTAAAAGTTTTCCTTAGATTTTGTATCTTTGCGTTAATGAAATTCAATATTAGAAAATTAAATTCTTTAGACTACGATTCTATTTTAGTTAAATGGTGGAAAGATTGGAGATGGACAGCACCTCCAAAAGATTTTTTACCTGATAATGGTGAAGGTGGGTTTATTGTATATGACAATGATATACCTGTATGTGCAGGATACATATACATGACTAACTCTAAGGTAGGTTGGTGTGATTGGATAATATCTAATTTTGAGTATAAAAACAAGAAGAAAAGAAAAGAAGCTTTAATTGAGCTTGTAAAAATATTAACGCATACTTTAAAACTGTCAGACTGTACATACGCATATGCTTTAATAAAGTCTGATTCTTTAATAGAACATTATAAAGATAATGGATATATTGAAGGTGACAGTTATAATAAAGAAATGATAAAACGATTATAATATGGCGGCATTTACAACAATAGCAGCAGCAACAATAGCGGTAGGTGGTAGTGCTGCAAAAGGCTTTCTTGCAAGAGATGCAGCTGCGGATGCAGCAAGAGCAGCTGGTAGATTTAGAATACAACAAGAAGAATTAGAAAAACAATCTGTCGCAAGATTAGAGGCTAATTTTTATGATGCTGTTAGAGCTACAACTGATGTTTACGACAAACAACTACAATTAGCAAATCAACAAGGTTCTCAAATATTAGAGGCTGCTCAAGAAGGAGACCAAAGAGGTATTTCTGCAACTGCAGGTAAAGTAAAGCAAGCTCAAGATGCTACTTCAGGTGCTATTGCTGACAAATATGCTGAACAAAAACTAGATATAGACATGAAACGTGCTGAGGCTTCTGAAAAAGATGCTTCAGAAATAGCAGGTTTATTTGATGATAGAGCAGCGGCAGCAGGAGTAAAAGCAGATGCTTTAACCCAACAAGCAGACCAATTATCAGGACAAGCTACAGGAGCATTTATAGATGCAGGAGTAAGCGCCTTAAGTGCAGGAGTTACTGCGTTTGGAGGTTTAGGTGGTATGAAAAATAAAATGGGTCAAGCAGCAGATGCATTATCTAAAAAAACAGGAATGGACAGGGCAGCAGCCTTAAAACAGATTGAAGGTCTTGGATTAGATAGAAAAGGGTTAAATGGTATAATAGATAGTGGAGCATTACCTAGCGTAAGCACAACAACAACACCTAGCGTAAGCACAACAACAACAACTAATAATGTTGTAGACCCTGACTCACCTGCAGGTGTAAAAACACTTTCAATAGGGGGAGGAACATTTGACCTCAATGCGATAATGAATAGTCCTGAAATGCAGGAAATCATG